GCATCGACTCGAAACGATGCCGTACCAAACAGGCACGGCAACCACAACCAACCCCACCCCGAGGCCGCCCGAGGACCGCCCCACCCCACCCCGAGGCCGCCCCGAGGCCGCCCCGAGGCCACCCCGGCACACTGGGGGAGGGGTTTGGGGAGGGGGGAGACCACCGGGGTACGGGGGGAACCGGCGGCTAAAATGCGTAATAATACCCTCTCGGATTTTTTCGCCAATTACTTCCGGGATCTATTGGCCTTCTTGGAGATCACCCTAAGGTTCACCAAGGAATTGTTCATGGGATTCCCGTCCTTGTGATCGATGTCCTTCCCGGCGATCTTCAGGCCGTTCTTGGCCATCTTGCGGCGAGCCTTGTTCCTGCTGGACCTGTTCCTGATCTGCTCAGGACGGCTCTGGTACTCCCTGTATTCCTTCTTGTAGTCTCTAGGCATCTCAGCACTTCCAAGCCCGCAGGCTCTTGTTGATCCTGCTATCGGGGTCGTTGGCGGTCTTTGCGGAGGTCAACTTCTTCTTCATGCCCTTCATGCGGGCACAGAAGGACTTCTTCCTAGGGCCTCCCTCGGGCTGAGGCCGCTTCAGGGTCCCCCCGGTCTCCCTCTTGTACGACGCACGGCCCTTGGCGTTGAGGCCCCCCTTGGGGTTCTGGCCTTCCTTGCGTTGCCATGCGGGGGTCTTCTTCTTGATCTTCTTCATCACTTCCTCGCGGTCTTGGCACTTCTGCGGAACGCCTTGGCTGTGGGGGCCCCTTCTGAGCCGGGACGACGCATCTTCTCCCCAGAGCCAGCCTTGATCCGCCTACGCTTGGCATGGATGTTGGCATACAGACCGGGCTTCTTGATGGGCTTCATATCAGTCTCCTAGGACAGCCTGAAGGGTCCCCAACAGACTTGGGTTGTCTCGGATGATCTGGGTCATGGCGGTCTCTAGGACCCTCACGGTCTTCTCAGAGAACTCCAGACCGTACTGGTCGGAGACGGCATGGATGATCTCATGGATCAGGACCATGGACCTGACGGGATCGGGACACTCGGTTGACAGTCGAATCAGGTACTCGGGACCTGAGACATACTCCCCAAGGTCCTCCATGTCATCTGTGGTTTCGATCTTGATGTCGATTCCCCCCACCCGAACGTACGTCATGGAGCCCTCCTAGAACCAGATGGTGTCCGTAGGTGGCCCCGAGACGACCAAGGGACCCTTTCGGACAGATGAGACGAACTTTTGCAGTTCCTTGTCCAGCAGGTTGCTCTTGCGGTCCCGGATACGCCTGTCGGCGTCCATGGCCATCCTTTCGACCCAGTAGGCAACCCCGATGGACAGGGCATCCAGACGGTCGTCGTGGGCCAAAGAGCCCTTGTCCCGGCTGATGCGGGACATCTGGTAGAACAGTTGGTACTTCAGGCCCTGTTCAGGGGGCATGTCCTTGACGGATTCGATGTCGTTGGTGACCACAGAGGGGTCGATGACCAGTTTGTGCTGGTTCATGACCGGCTCAAGGGTGTCGATGATCCGTTTTTCCTTCTGGATCGAGTGCTTTACTTCTTCAACAGCACACCCATGGGTCTTGAACAGGTACGGCTTGATCAGTTCGGTGAACATTCCGTCCCCAAAGTTGGCCTCGATGACCACTTGGGCGACCTTGTGGGCCTTGGCGATGTCTGCCAGACGCTGTAGGGTGGCCTCGGAGTAGCCTCCGGGCACTCCACCGCACTCTGGGACGTACAGAAACCCGTTCAGCATCTTGACGACGGCAAAAGCGGTCTCGTCCTTGCCCCGTCCAGCGGGGTCGATGGCCAGAACCGCCCCTCCGTACTCGATCCAGTCCCCCACGGTGGTCTCAGGGCCTCTGTAGCGGTCTCCGTTGAACCCGACGCACTGGAGATCGGTGCGGATCAGGGCCGGATTGGAGGACCATACGACCTTCTCAGGGCCATTCTCGCCCTTGCAGTCCATGATCACCAGATCGTTGATCTTGAGCGGGAATCTGTTGGCATCGGACAGGGTCGTGTCCAGCATGAACTGGAGGGCGAACCCTGAGCGACCGAAGGACAACTCACGCTCCACCAGTTCGTCCTCGGTGAACCGTGCAGGGTCCACAGGAGAGCCCTCAGGGGCGTCTAGGACGATCTTGGCAAGACGGGAACCATAGTTCACCTCCTGCTTCTCGGAGGGCCTACGGGCGGGCCAGACGCGGATCTCGTAGCCTCGGTCTGGCAGCAGGTTGTAGATGGAGTTCTCGGTCTGGGGAGTGCCCAGATAGACGATCCTGCCCTTGGGCTTGATGACCGCGTCGAACTCCTTGATGCTCTCGGCCAACTTCTCCCGCATGACCTGAGTCATGGAGTTGTTGGGGACCTCGATGTCGTCTGCCACGATCAGGTCGGCACGGGACCCTGTGATCTGGCTGGTGATTCCCTTGGAGGTCACCGAGGGAGCGTGTTGGGCAGGAGCAGGGCCGACATCGAAGGCGATCTTGGAGTACCTCTGGTTCTCCTTGGGCCTCAGGTGCTGGAGAATGGGCATCTCCTCGATCAGCCTCAGGGTGAACGTGGAGAAGTCGTCGGCACGCTGCTTGGACGCCGAGACCACCAGAATGGTCTTGGCAGGGTCCAGCAGAAGTTGATGAACGACGAAAGCGGAGGTGATGTAGGACTTGCCCACCCCACGGAACGCCTCGATCACCAGACGCCGTGGCCCGGTTTGCAGATACCGAGCGATGTCGTACTGGACAGGTGTGGGACTGGGCAGTCCCAGATGCTGCCAAGTGACATGAAGGAAGTTCCTGAAGTCTTGAAGACCCTCAGGAACCCTCGGATTAGGCGCATTCTTCTTCAAGATCATCCTCCGCAGGGTTGAACGGGAGAACCTCGTTCAACCGCAGCATCGGCTCGGAGTTCTTGGCAGAGACATCCACACCGTTGTCCTTCAGGAACTGCCGGGCGACCCCTAGGTCACCCGCAGACGCCTCTCCGTTCTTGATCTTCTCGATCAGAACCTCGATCAGGCTGGAGTGCAGCCTGTTCAGCAGTTCCTTGTCGTCCATGTCAGGCTCCAAGATTCCGTTGAATCAGATTGATGATGAATGAACTGGCCGCCCCCACGGCAGCGGAGATGCCCAACAGGAAGTGCTTGTATTGCTCAAGGTTCCTGATCCGCTTGTCTTGGTTGTCCAGATGCTCCTCGATCTGCATGCTTCGGTGCATGAGGGAATCGACCTTGCCCTCAAGACGGCCCAAGGCTAAGAAGATCTGCTCGTTGCTGGGGTCGGCCATGGTTCACCTCAGATGATCTCTGGCTGGGGGTCCAGAACCTCACCGGTCACCGAATCGTGATACAGGCCGGTTTCAGGGTCCATGGGGTATCCGTTGATGATCGGGAAACCGGTCACCTCGTCGATCTCAGGCTCTGGGGCTGGCGGGGGAGGAACGATCTCCTTGAGAGCAACAGCCTCGGTCAGGAGAGCCTGTGCCTGTGCAGCCAAGGCGTCGATCAGGCCGTCTTCGATGGGGTTACGCAGTTCACGGCTGAACTGCCCGGCAAGGACGTTCAGAGCGACCTTGATTCGCTTGAAGTCGCTGTTGATCTGATGAAACTGTTCGAGACTATCGAGTGCCATGTTGGCCTCCTTTGTAAGTGTTTAGACCTTGTATCTCACGATCACAATGCCGGAGCCGCCGGTGCCGGGGGTTCCGTCTCTTGGTTGCGCACCACCACCGCCGCCGGTGTTTGCCGTACCGTCAACAGCAGCGGATGACGCTTCAGTGACGCCATCGCCGCCGCCGCCTATGCCACCGCTGCCGCCGGTGCCGGAAATGCTTTGGATACCGCCACCACCACCACCGGCGTAGTAGGTGCCGGACCCAGACGGCCATTCGATGCCGTCCCCACCGTCACCACCAGCCAACGGAGACAAGGTATTAGTCGTGCCTGCTGCGGCAGCACCACCGCCACCACCGCCGCCTCGGTTTCCCCCGCTTGTCACAGTGGTCCCGCCGCCAGCATTCGAGGCTCCGTCAGTTCCAGCAGCGCCTCCCGAGGACGATGCGCTGGTGGAACCACCAGCACCGCCGCCACCGGATCCTCCACCTGCATTACCGTTGGATGCGTTAGTGCCACCGCCACCACCACCGCCGCCGGTGATCGACACTCCAGTACCTACAAACGTGCTGTCGGCTCCGTCTCCACCCGGAGTTGAGAAATGGGCTCCAGCCGTGCCTCCAGCACCTATGGTGACGGAATAGGAGCCAGTTGATAGAGCCGCGGTTCCAGTGGCGGCACCGCCAGCACCACCACCACCGCCGTACCACGCTCCACCGCCGCCACCACCGCCGACGACCAGATATTCCACGTTGCCAGCGCTCGACACGGTGAGCGTGCCGCCGCTTGTAAACGTGTGGTACTTGTAGCCACCCGAGGTCGTCTCGGTGCCACCCGAGGCTTGTGCCCAGACGGGAGGAGAGGACTTGTATGGGTGACCTGAGGGGAGGTTGGCAGTGAGTCCCCACTTGTGAGCGAGGTAGCCTTCGATCGTTTCGCGGTCCCCATCGGACAACGCACCGTTGCCGACAACGACTTCGCCGACCGCACCATCGATCTTGTTGCCAGAGTTGTCGTTGCCTACGGCCATCAGCGCAGCCGTCTGCGTAGGAAATCCCGACGTAATGGTTGGATTGGACAGCGTAAGTTCGGTGCCGTCCTGATAGGCATGCAGGGTACTTCCTGCTGTTCGCATGCCTACGATGGATTTTCCGCTTGCGCTTGACCCGGCACCAGTGCTTCCAATCGCGGACACCGGCGTTCTAAACCAGATAAGTCCGTTCGATCGGTATTGAATCGAAAAGAGTATGTCAGCAGAACCTGTGCCGGAATAGTGCCACAAGAACGGGTTGGATGCACTGTTCTGAACGTCATGCACCGAGAACACCCACGCATCCGCTGCACCACTCAACGTGGTGACCGAAGACGCGGACAAGGTGTTCCCATTTGTTGGGTCAAAATCGTAAGCGGGAAGGCTGTTGCTCCAGTTGGTGAGCAACGTGACCCCGGAGGACGCTGTTAGATTGACGCTTCCAGACTGGTCACTTGAAGATGTGATAGCGGACCCATTGCTGCCGGTTTCGAGAGAGGCGTCGTACCAATGCGAAAGACTCGCTACATGAGATGGGTACCAAGACACTTGAGTCGGTCCACCAGTGGTCGTTCCCCCAAGCGGGGTCATCCAGTTATTGGTAGCCATGTCAGATGCTCTGGGTGTACGCGACAGACCAACGAACATCCAGAGCGGAGTTGTTGGATGAGATCACAAGTCTGAGTTCATCACCGGCAGACAGTGGGTTGTTGATGCCGGTGGTGGAACTGAGCGAAGAAGACACCGACACGGCCCCGGACGGAAGAATGGAACCGGTCTGGTCCGTCAGGTCTGCCGAACAAGACCCGCTTCCAGCGATGATCTCCAAGCGGTCGATGGTCCGTGCATAGGGGACACGAAGATCGAGGTAATACGTCTTGTTTGCAGCCGTCTCGATGTGGCCCGAGTAGTTGCCGGTGATGGTGTGGGTATGGTCACCCAGAGCCACCTGAGTTGACGAGGTGCCGGTCGGGAGGAGCCCGATTGCCAGTTTGCCTGAAGTAATCTGGGTTGCGTCCAACGACAAGGCGTCGGAACCGCCGGAAGCGTGCGAAGCGGCGTGAGCGGTGGGAGTGCGGCTGTCCGTCAGGCGAGTGTCGTCACCCTTGACGACTTCCCCAACCGAAGCGTTGCCAGTCGCGGCGACATTGAGGGAAGCCGAGGTTCCCGCATCGGTGACCTCACTGAGCGTGTGGTTGTGTGTCGTGGGAGTTCGGGCATCCGTCAGGCGAGTGTCGTCACCCTTGACGACTTCCCCAACCGCAGCGTTTCCAGTAGCGGCGACATTGAGGGAAGCCGAAGTTCCCGCATCGGTGACCTGACTGAGCGTGTGGGTGTGTGCCGTGGGAGTTCGGGCATCCGTCAGGCGAGTGTCGGTGCCTAGGACAACCTCAGTGGTCGAGGCGTCACCCGATGCGGGCACGTTCTTGCTGGCAGCGGTACCCGCATCCGAGATGGCACTCAGGGTGTGCGTGTGGTTGCCTTGGGCAATCGTTCCTGCCGTTGTGCCAAACGTCGGGGCGACGGTATAGGTTCCACCCGCCCCGCCGTCAGTGGTCGTGAACGCGGTCGCGTTGAAAGTAAGCACCCGTTCGTCACTCAGGTCCCCATCAGCAGCAAGCGTCAAGTATTGGGCGTCGGTGGGGGCACCTCCCGACCCTTGGCCGGAAGTCTGGTCTGTGCCGGGCTCCCACAGGCCGCTTGTCCCGTTGTATTTCAGAACATCTCCGGTGGACGGAGTTGTCGAAGACACGTTGCTCAGATCATCGAGATCCACGGGGATCGTGGGCTTGTTCAGAATCTGGGAGTCACCGCTGACCGCGTTCCAGTCAGCGTTGACGTTCACCTCTGCACCCGCAGCGATTCCGTCCAACTTGCTCTTGTCGGTCGTGGACATCAGACCAGCAGTGGACACGGTGGCGACCGGTGCCTTGACCGCCAGATCGTTGTAGGAACCCGAAGTCGCCACCGTGGATAGGCTGGGCGTTCCCGACAGATCTGAATAGGAACCCGAAGTCGCAACGGTGGACAGAGAAGGCGTTCCCGTCAGGTCTGAATAGGAACCTGAAGTCGCCACCGTGGACAGGCTAGGCGTTCCCGTAAGGTCTGAATAGGAACCTGAAGTCGCAACGGTGGACAGGCTGGGCGTTCCCGACAGATCTGAATAGGAACCCGTGGAAGCGACCGTAACCAAACCGAGGGCTGACTTCTGGGCCGAGGTGGTGGAGGCCGTGATCAGGTCCTTGCCGACCGTGGTGACATCGCCACCCATCTTGGTGCTGGTGATGACACTACTGCGGACAGTCAGCACCGAGCCTTGGTTGCTGACATCGATGTCCCCGTAAGTCCCATCAGAGAGACCCCCGCCCGGTCCCGAAGCGGACACGGCGGCTACCCAAGACGACGTATGGGAATCCCATGTGAGGACTCTTCCCTCGGCCTTCTGGTCAGCGGGCGGGTCCTTGATGGAGAAGTCTTCGGTTTCTTGGGAGATGAACAGCGCTTGAAGGTGAGCATTGTTCAGGTCATCTGGCCTGACAATCGCACCGGAAGTGAACGAGACTTCCCTGCCGGATACGGTGATGGGAGTCTCTCGACGGATTCGGACAAACGCCCCGGAACCCAAAGCGGTACCGAAGGTGATTTCCTTCGTCACTTCGTTGACGGTGTAGTCCCCGGTGGACTGGAGGACATCATCGACATAGACCTTGATGTGGTCGATGGACAAGTACCCATCGATGGCGGCGAAGGAGAATGGCCCGGTTGTCGATGAGGCGGTGGTGTGGTCTTGGTATGAATAGGCCATCCTGTTACCTCACAAGATTCATGAGTTCATCGGCACGCTGGCCGGAAAGAAGAGCAGCACGACGGGCCTGATCGACCCGGTAGACTTCCCGGAGAGCCGAGGACTCCTTGATCATCTGGTCGAAAGCCCTTTCCCGGAACCGGGAGATGATCCGTCTAAGAATTCGGACCCGGGGCGACTTATACATATCCGTGGACACCGGGGACAGATTTTGATACTGCCGGGTGGCCATCGTTTTCTCCATATACTTCCGTAGAGTCAACCCCCCGATGGTCACCTCTCCGTGCAACTGGAGCCACCGGTCATACGCCTGCTGGCCGCTGTCGGTGGTGTATTCCCGGAGATCGATCCCGCCCCCGCGTTGTGGGTTGGGGCTGTCGAACGGGTGATCCAGACGGCGGAGTTCGGCCGCAACCTTGTCGCTGTTCACCTCGGAATACTCGAACGGGGAGAACATGGTCAACGGGCTGTCCTCGGCGACGACATCACCGGCAGAGAGCAGGCCTCTTCGATTGCGCCTGACCGGCTCCCCAAACAGGTCTCGGCGTGGCGGGAGTTCATTGGCGACCCCGGGGATCTTGGACTTGATCGAATCCAACACGCTGTTGATCTCCCGGTAAAGAGGCTCGTCTTCAGCAAAACCCGTGGACTGCCCGAGCGCACTGCTGAACGGGACCATCGAGCCGACAAAACTGTTGACAAACGTCTGGCCGTACTGCTTCGGGTTGGACACGGCGTTGGAGAAGTTCGTCAGTCCTGTCAGGTACGTCTTGTTTGTGATGTTCCGCGCGATGGCGTAGACCAAAGTGTATAGAATGTTGTCTACACTTCCACGGTCTTGTTCCGACCCGTGCATATCGAGATCGTTGTTCAGTTCGATTGCGTCAGCCACGATGCCGAGGATCGACGCAAATGGGTCAAACCGCCTATACGAATAGTAGGTGTTCCCGATTCGGATCGAATACGGACGCCACCCGCTGGATTCCCAAAGTTCCCTTCGATCCCTCTCAATGGGTCCACCGCCCGTAATTATCTCGGCCGATGCACCGGAAACGACAAAACTCATGAAGCCGAGGCTCATCGAGAACCGGCCGATGAGGTCCGCCTTTTGAGACGGATCGATGAGATTCCGTTCGGCATCCTTCCATAGACGCCTGCTGTACGGAAGGTTGACCCCGGGGATACGCTCCAGCGTGAAGTTCAGCAGGTTCGTTGGGGTTCGGATGAACGGGAGCAGGAACCGCATGGGCGGGACGCTTTCCGCAACCTTCTGGAACGCAGAAGCGACCTTGTTCGGGAACCCGTATTCAGGGTCCAACGGAGTAGTGAAGGTCGAGTACCGGGCATCGTTTACGGCCCGCTGGGAAATCAGGCCCAGTTCGGGGTCCCAGTTGTTGGGGTCCCGCATGTACCTGACAACGAACTTGTTCCGCTGCATGGTGGTCAGGCCACGCTTGGATGCCTCGGCATGGGCCCGACGAAGTATTTCCTTTTCGGTGTAGGCCCGGCCGTCTTCCGTCATGGCCTCGAACTTCTGGCTGGACCACCTCGCGGCAGCGTCAGGGTCTCCCCCAAACCGGCGGATTCCCTCCATCTGCAATTCGGTTTGGATTCGAGACCGGTAGTTCAACTGCTTGAAGAACTCGTCCTCGGCCGCAAGAAGGCGGGTTGGGAGGTTCAAGAACTTCCCGATCCAGTCAACAGCCGCCCCTCCTCCTAGATTCGCGGAGGAGATGGAACGGGAAGTGCCCGGGAGTTCCGCAAGGCCGGACGATCGCGTTCCCGCTTCGAGAATGTTTTCGTCTTCGGAGAACGCCATCCGTGCCAGACGGATGGAGTCGGTGAACTGATTCGCCATGGCCAAGTAACGGCCAAACATATTGACGTATGCCGCCCCCATTTCCCCACGGATTGCGTGGCCGAGGCCCCTCTCAAAGGGAACCCAGAGCGTGGACAGCATGTTCGAGGTCATGTTCACCGCATGGGTGACGGGTCCACTGAGAATGGAGTTCATCCAGTATTCAATAAGCGATTGGCTCCACTTGGAAGCACCACGGATATATTTGGCACCGTTCTCGGCACCGCCAAGGGCCTGTGCGGCCGCAAACCTTCGCATGTCCGCAACGATCGCATTGCGTCCCCCCGCTTCCTGAACCGCCTGCTGAATGACCCGGCCACGGACCTCGGCGGGAGAGGCGCTCGGGATTCGGGCCTCGACCGCAGGCTGTTGGGGAACGGGAGCCGGGGCCTCCGCTTCGGCCTCAGGGGCTCGAACAGAAGTCTCTTCCGCTGCCGCTGTCGGGGCCGGTTCCTCGGTCGGACGGGCGGCCGCCTCGTCGGGGACTTCCCGGGGGCCTTCTGCCTGAACTTCACGGACAGGGCGGGTTTGGGGCCGCATCTGGCTGGGATCGGCTTCCCGGGGCAGCGGCGGGAACAGAACAGAAGACCCACGGTTGGGGTTGCCCGTGTGGGTGATCCGCTGTTCGCCGAGGAGGCGACCGATCTCGGTCTGCTGGGCCCGGATGTCATACATCATCTGCTCGACGATCCGACGCCCACGGAGGTATTCGTAGATTTCGTTTCCGTCAGCCAGATCGCCCTTCTTGGCGATCTCGTACGTTCGAGCCGAAACGTCGGACACAAGACGACGCATGGCCTGCAACTTGTAGCCGATCTGCCGAAGGGCCGTGATGTCCTTCGTGGCGTCCAAGGCTTCTCGGATGTTTGCCGACGATCGATTGCCAACGACGCTTGCAAGAGCCGTGTAGTCGTCGAAGGACTGGGCAACGACTTCGGTGTGGGACAAAGGCACGAACTCATCGATGTTCGTGTAGTCCTCGATCATTTCCTTGATGTATGCCGACACATCGGGATTGGACGAGAACCGGTCCCAGTTGGCGGCACCGTACGGATCTTCGATTCCGCCGCTGCCCGCAGGCGTTCCCAGTCGGGCGGGGTTCGGGCCCATGGAGGGCTTCGGCGGGAACTCTCGATCGGGGCCGTATGCGGGGGCACTCTTGAGAAGCGAAGGCCCGCCGATGCGTCCTGCCGTGACACCGGCAATCTCAACGTCAGGGCCACGGTTCAGCAACTTGTCGAGAACCTTGGCCACCTCCGGGTCAATCCCGTCGATGACCCCTTCGGAAGCATCGAGATCGTTGAAGACGTTCCTCAGCCACAACTTGATCTTCATGAACAGATCCCGGTATCCACCAGACGGGACATCCCCCGTTCGGAGGTACCGGATCAGCGTGTTGGTGAATCGCTCTTCCGACTCGATCGACCAGACCCACCGGTTGTCCGTGGGGTCCCGTGACGCGCCCATGGCAGAGGCGATCTTGTCGATGTCGCTGTCTGTGATGCCCAGACGGGAAGAGGTAGGAACGCTTTCGCTGAACAGGAACCGCCGGGCAACGTGGCCGAGTTCGTGGACAGCGGTGCCGAAGTCCGCGTTCCGAAGACCCCCGATGATGGCGTCTCCGGTTTCCGCAAACAAGGCGAACCCGACTGCCTGCCCTTCCACGGTTTCCCGAAGAAGGTTTGGGTTGGCCCTTCCATACGGGGCAGCAGCAAGACGGCCGCTTCGGAGACGGCGGCCAAGAACCTCCTTGTCGGCGAACTCGAACCCACGGCGTTCCGCCTCGTCCCTCAGCATGCCCGCAGGAGGAAGATTCTGACGGCGGCGGGTATCGGCCTGTCCCTTGTCGAACTCCCTCAGCCAGTCATAGGAGAACTCGTCTGACGCCTTCGTCAGTCCACGGGCTCTTCGGGAGTCGATGAGGACGGAGTGGGCTCCCTGTCCCCGGCTTGCCCCGACTCTCTCGACTGCCGCTTCAAATGCTGCTCGATCTGAAACAAGCGAACTGGGTCGTGTACCAGCCCCCTGTAGTCGGGTCCTAACACGGGTTCGGATCTCCTCAAGGACTGAGACAATACTGTCAACGCTAGATCGGTCATCCGTGAGGAACGGTTTGATGGCATTCTGAATCCTTTCGTTGAGGAACACTTCGCTCAGGTCCCAAACCTTGCGGATGTCCTGTGCGGAGAACTTCCTGAGAATCTGGTCCAAGGGGACATTCTCAGCCTTCAGGGCAATGATGGAGACGATGGAGCCCCAGACCCGCTCCTGCACTTCATAGGGCTTCATCCCCATCGCCTTGGCGACCTTGTTGATCACCGTTGCATAGGAAGCGTAGTTGCCGGTGTTCGTCAGCCAACGCTTCTTGGCCTCCAACAGCGATTCCATGGCCTCATAGGAAACCTTTTCCTTGATCGCCTTGCCGCTTGCGTCCCGCACCGTGTTCCCATCGGCGTCCCGCTTGACCACCTCCTTGGTCTTTCGGACCATCTTGGGGACCACAATGTCATCGGGCAGCAGGCGGGCCATCCAAGTGTCAAGGGCTTGGTTGGGGCCCTGAGCGGGCAGGACATCCCCCGCCGCAGTGACGACCTGATCGGCACGCAGGCCCATGGAACTCCCCATGAAGCCCCGCATCTTGTTGGCGGAATCCCCGCCAAACCACCGGGGAACATCGGAGAAATCCAAGGTTCGGAAGATGTCTTCTGCGGTAACGCGATACCCGCCTTCAACCGCATCGACCGCAGCGTCGAAGAACCGCTGCATCATCAGATTGTGGACACGCATGGCGTTTGAGGCGTGGGATGCGGCAGGCATCGAACCCGTTCCCGCATCTTTTTGCAGGGAGTTCAGAAGGTTCTCCATCCGGGCGGATGACGCCTTTTGGGTCTGGCTGCCTACCCAGTTCCTGCCGTACGCCTTGTCACTGATGGTATACAGGTGTTCCTTGAGGATCTTGCTGGCCTTGGCCCGGCTGATCTTTCCATTCTTGCCCACCGCCGCCGCAAGTTGGTCGAACATCGTTCCGGTTTCAGCAGCCGAAGCGACGGCCAGACGAAGGCCGACTTCGGTGTGGATCGGGACCTGAGTCTGCGGGCTGGTCACGGCCGAGAACATGGCGAACGACTGCATCCGCTGCGTGCCGAGGTGGTGGGTCAGCACTTCCACCATCTCGTCATACCCGCCGTGCATCGCCGCACCGGCCTCGGTCAGGGGAACGATCAGTTCCTCAAGGCGGGAAACGCCGTTGTTCCAAGACGCCACAGCCTGCTGGGCGGCCCGGTTGCTCCTGATCGAGTCCTTGAGAGCCTCGGGCATTGCGGTGACCAACGGGTGTTCGTCAATCGCACGGGCGCTGAGGCCGCCAGCCTTCAGGATCGACCGGATTCCCGCATCGACATCGTATCGTCGGCCACGGGAGACCGGGATGGAATTGAGGAGTTCCCCAGTGGCCTTGGAATAGATATTCATGGCCTCTTCGCCCCCGACAATGCGGAGACGGGAGCGGTCGATACCCATCCGGTCGATCAGGATGTTTGCAGCCTGAGCCTCGGCAGCCTCCAGTCCAAAGGCGTCCATGAGTTCCTTTTCTTGGGACTCACGGATGACCCGGGCCTCCATGACCATGGCCTTGGTCGGCGACACGCCGTTGTCAACGGCCTTCTTTCCGGCCCGCATGATCCGCAAACTTCCGAGCAGACCGTCAACGACCAGACCCAGACCGGCACCTTCGATGGCGTTCTTCAGGCGTCCGTTCAGTTCGCCGAGCAGCGTGTCGTCATCCCCGGCGGCCAGCCAATCCAGAACCGGGATCTCCAGTTCGGTGTGGGCCATCAGCAGTTCAGATAGACGGGCCTCATGCCCGTCCCACACGGCGAAATCACCGATGAATCCTGCCGTGGTGACCCGGGCGAACTCCTTGCCGGTACCCAAAACAGCAGCCTTGCGTCCCAACTGGGCCGCCTTGGTGAAGTCACCGGCAAGGCGGGCAGCGTTGGCCCCATTGACGGCCCCAGCAATGCTCTTGTCGATCTTGGTTGAAATCTTTCCGATCGTCCCGATCTTCCCCAACTTGGAAGCCACACCAAGACCGGGAACAAACCCCGACAGGAAGTTCGAGACGCCGCTGGTGATGTCTCCACCGATCGTTCTCGATGCCTCCATCAAACCGAATCGGTCCGACACCTCATAGTCAAACGGCAGGCCGACGAGGTTGACAAGATCCGACCCGGCCGACAGGACACCACGGGGGAGGCCCTTGACGGTGTCCATGAACGAAAACGAATAGTATTCGTCGTCGGTGGGCTCGACGCCGTCAGGGAACCGGGTGGAGAGACCGCCTGACTGGGGCGTGTCGAAAAACCCGGTCTGGGATAGAGAATCAAACAGGCTCAAAGTCAGTCTCCTAGATTCTGAACAGTCATGCCGCCGATCGTGGCCGTGGCTCGTCTTCGCGGTCCCACAAAGGCATCGTTGCCGGAACGTCGAAGCGGAATCAGGCTTCTTTGGGACCTGAAGACGACCTCGGGGGTGATTCCCGAAACCCCACGCCCCAAGCCCATGACGAGGGCGAACTTCCCTGATTTGCTGGTGAGGAACTCGTTATAAGCCGTGTTCAGTTCCGCCTCATTTCGGAAGAACAGGTGAACACGGGGATCAACGGATGTATCTCTTTTTGAGTGGACCCCGTAGAATCGGACCCCTTCCGCTGTCTCGTAGTATTCGTTTCCGTTGTCGTCAGTGTCACGGGGCACCAGTTCCGATTCAGACCAGCCGCCCCGGTCTTCGGTAAGAATGCCTTTGCCTGCTAGGTAGTCCAGAGTGGACTTCCTGTCCAATTCCCAAACAACCCGTCTAGGTCTAAACCGCTCGGGTGGGCCAAAACCTTGGGACATTTCTACCCCGTCTACGGTAAACCTGAGAGTTCCTGCGGGGTACTGGGTATTGAAGCGGGGATCTAGGTCGGCAGGGAGTTGCCGAACTCCCCCCAATTCAATGATCGAATCCTGAAACTCAGCAGTTCTGTTGAGAAACTCATCCCGAGCGGCGACCAAACTCTCGTCGTGTCGGTCCGTCAGGCTGCCTGATTTCTCGGCCTCTTTGTAGATGCCGATGACGCTGCGGTACTTGGAAAAGGAATCGTAGAGGTCGCTGTTGAAGAAGAACCAACCGTCTCCAGCATTTCCACGCTGGCCTCCGATTGCCCAATCCGTTGACTCCAAAGAGACGGAATCGTTACCGATCGCGGGGGGTGGCGGGGCCTCCGATCCCGGGAGCGGCTGGACTCCGGTCAGGGCATTGATGAACCGGTTTTGGTATTCAAGTGCGGTAGTGCGATTTCCCAACCAATCTGCAAGGTCCTTTGGGGTAGTTTCTGGACCTTCAGATGCCAGAAACTCCCTCACCATATCCTGTGCCGTCGCGAACGCCGAAGAATCGAGATCGAGTTGACGCAGTGCCCGATCTTCCGGGTCGCCCACTTCATCTGCCATCACATTCTCAATCATCCCGCTTGCGAATCCCACAAGAACGTCTTCTGCCCTGCGGACACTCCGAGTCATCGCCGCACGCCTCATGTCTTGGAAGGAGTCCCCCTGCAAAACCTCGGAAATTGCGGTGTCACTGGCCTGACTGACAGCCTCTCTTGCCATGGTTTTACGGGTATTGGAGTTCCCGTTGACATAGTCGGGATTATTTCGGAGTCCATCGAAGAGGCGTTCAACGTGTCCGTTGAACACTTCGCGGTACTGTCCCGCTGCTGCTTGACGCTCGGGCGGCTCCAAGCCGAAGTTGACTCCTCTGTTGGCGATTTCCGAAACAGAGGAAATAAGTCTATCCTCAATGTATGTCCCCACTTCAGGATATCTGCGTGGGGAGAGATTCAAAGACTCGGTCAATTCCCCCAACTGGTCTTGACTCAGTTGGACAAGGAGTTCTGCGGGAACATCGGACAGTTCACCAAACTCCCCTTGTGAGACGGCTTGCATCAATTCATCGAACCGGTCTGCTGAGATGGGACCGCTGGCAAGACGAGAGTTGTAGTTGTCGAAAAGGGACGTAAGACGGACCGCTACGTCTGCGGCTTCAGACGGAGTAAGTCCGGTCACCTCAGCCACAAAATCGATGTATTCCGACTGGTTGATGGGCTGACCCGCCCGCTTGCTGAGGGCTTGAAAAATAGGACCCCTGTACCTTTCCGCCAGACGCTCAGCGGTCCTTGACGGGTCATCCAAGCGGGATTCGATCTGGTTCAGCAGTGTTTCATATTCCACAACGACCTCTGGGGAAAGAGGCGGCCTGCCGTATTCTTCCGGGTTGACGACTTCCGAAATCAACGCCTGCAAACGCCCAAGTTCCCCATCGCTGGTGTTCGGGTCGCTGAGCAACGATCCCGCATACTTCGCCAAGCCCATGTAAAACTGCCTCTGGCCTGACGGGTCCATGCCGCTGCGTCTGAGTTCGTCTGTGGCCCGGAACTGGAACTCACGGATTTGATCCACGGTCACATCCGGGTCCGAAATCAAACCGATTATCTTGCTATACAGTTCGGAAGAGATCGCGTCGTCGTTCTTCTCGCGGAGACGGGCGGCCAAGATCCTATCGTTTTCCGTCTGGTAACGGGCGATGATCTGGGACTGGACGGAATTGAAACCTCGACGGACGTACGGGTCGGAGCCGACATCCACCCCGTTGATGATCTCCTGAAGCATCTTGTCCCGGGCCGCCTGCGTGATCGGGTTCCCGTTGTCGTCGGTCAGCCGAGTCAGGCGGTCCCTGTTCGCTTCGAGAGCGGAAGACAACTGCTGGCCTTTGACAAGGCGACCGAGAGATTCCCGAAACGCAATCTGACGGAGGGGGCCGGGAAGGTTCTGCTCGTCGAACCACTTGTTGGCGGCTGTCATGTCCGTGATGCCCTTGGGCATCTCCACGGCGGCCTCGGCACCCTCACGGAACTCCTTGTTCCCCATGGTGGCACTTAGGGACATCAGAACCGGGGAAAGACCGGACAGTGCCCGGGCCACCTGCATCCCCTGTGACGCCTCAAGAGTGGCCAGTTGAGCCAGCGGTGAAACGTCAAAATATGTCGAGACGGGAGCGGCGGTTGGCCGTGTGATTCTCAACGGTTCAAAGTTCTTAGCCATGCTGCTACCTATGAAGACGGAGACGGGAACATGCTACGGGAACATGCTTTCAAAATAGGTGACCCCGGTATCCCCGACCTCGGTGCCAAAGAAACCTGCGGTGGTCCCGATGATGCTCAAGCCAGCCGCAAGGGCACTCGGTTGAGCCACAGGGCCGGGGGTGGCGGAAATCAATCTGTTCTGATACTGGGCCGCCAGACCCATCTGCTCACGTTGGATCTGGGCGAAGATGTTCCGCTGCTGTTGCTGGGTCCTCAGGACGAACTCGGACTCGCGTCGGACGATGTCCCCAAGCATCGCATCGACGGACAGGCCCGCCACACCGGACTCGACGGACTGGGTGTACGACCGGGCAGCGGCCTCGCGGGCCTGACGAGTGATCTCGAAGATTTCCTGATTGGCACGAACAGACTCTTCATTCTGCCGTGCAAGGGTCGCTTCATATTCCCGAACGAGGGACTGGGCGGCGACACGCTTGTTCTGCTCATAGAGGTATTGCTGATACTGCTGCTGGGCATCAGCCTGCTGCTGGGCAGCCGAGTACGAGACCACGGTGCCGCCAATGGCGGCGACGGCACCAACCGCACCTAAGGCAATCGCTGGACTGCACATTAGTCAATCTCCTTGGAGAACCTGTAGAACGGGACCCCATCAATCATTGTCTCTTCCTTGATCTCAAACCCGAGCCACTTCACCCATGCGACATGGACGGTGTTTCGGGAATCGATGTAGTTGCCTAGGATTCGATACCGGCCGTTCAACTCCGCAAGCCACTTCTTGGACTCCCGGAGAAACCGGAAACGGTTCTTTGGGGCAACCATTTTCGGAGTGCCCACCAGCCACACAGCACCGAGACCTTCTATCGATGTGGGGATGACCCCGAAAATACCCACGGGGTTCCCGTTGAGCGTGATAGTGAGGCAGGGGTTGGAGTGCTTGAAGCCGAACTTCAGACCCTCTTCAACCGAAGTACCGGCCGTCAGCATCTCCTGCCGGTCGGGCCACCGGAGACGGCGGGCCAACGGCATGAGGTCCTTTTTGACAGACGGACGCACCTGAAGGTCAGACCCCGAGTCGCCTGTAGCGTCCTGAGTAGGACGCTTCGATCTCTGCGCTGGTGAACTTGGACGGGTAGGGTGTGTCATTGACAAGGCTCACGTTGAACTGTTCTGTGGTCCCCATGACCGGAATACGCATTGTACCGGACTCGATGGGAGCGTTCACAAACGAACTGTTCACCGTGGAACCTCGATCATAGACATACGAGTCCGACAGAAGGGGATTCTTGGGGGTCACCTCTGCACGGAAAGGCCCCGAGTCGTCGTACAAAACATTGATGTTCTTGACCTGAAACCGTCCCGAGCCCAAGGCCGAGTTCTGGGACCCGACCCTGAAGTAGGGCTGGGAGAACGTGTAGCGAAACTCGTAGGGATTTCCGTGGAACACCGGGGCACCGCCTGTGTCGGCCAGAGTGATTGTGGTGTTTCCGGTTGCTGGGTTGAACGACCTTTGAACTTCTTCGACTCTCTGCCCAGCGTTGGGGCCTGAAGCGTAGACAACAGTGTCCCCGGAAATGATCGGTGAATAAGGAGTGTTGCCTCCCCCGTATGGGATAGGGACCGAACCTAGGTTTATAATCTGATTCTGGGATGAACAACTGTTTGGGGCAAAAGTTGTGTCGAACACCGCCGCAGATTGAACACCTGTGACAAACCTGAGTTGTGCAAAAAATGTTGAAAAACTATCGGATGGGACATCGGAACAATAGGCCTCAATGTACCCATCCATAGACCAATCAACAACAGTTCCCGGAGGGGCTGTATCGTCATATGGTTCAACCCAAAGGAAGTTGTAGGACAACTGAAATGTCCTTCCTCCGAGAGATACAGTCTTAGGGAAACTTGAATAATAATATGTTCCCGGACCAGAAGGGTTTGGGGCAGACTGCGGTTGAAAGTCAGAGTTGAACAAGTTCACAAATAGTTCAATCGGGGCGGTATCCAGCACCATTGAAAACTGTCTGTTGACGGGATTATGGGTAGCCCGAGTTGCTGAAAACTTCAGATAAGTCCTCAGGGTTGCTCCCTTGGCAAGACTAACAAAGTCGCCCATAAGGTGAGGGTGTTCCACAACGTTTTGGGTTATTACGTCTGTGGTTTCAATTTCAGGGCCTTCATACTTTGTCAACAAAGCCGTTTGACCGGGATTTATAATCTGGGGTTCAACAACACCGTTCAGTACAAGACTAGAAACGCTGGGTGCGTCTCCAAATCTGAATAAGGCTGCCAAAGGAAAAGGGGGCCCTAAATCAACAAATCCGGGGATAGTGATTGTCCCGCCGGAAGTGTCTGAAAAATACCGACGATTGTCCAAACGGGCAGTAATGAAACTGTCTTGGTCAACTCGGTTCTCTCTGAGATCGATCTCACGGAGACCGTAGAGACCCGTTTCAGAAGAGAAGGTGTACATGACCAGACGGGATTCGTACCAACCGCAGGAGAGAATCTCGATTCCCGGAAACGTCCACTTGGACCAAGAGGACTGGATTCGTTCGTTGTCCCGGTCGAACCACTTGTAGACATACAGGGTGGATGAATCCTGATCGGTAAGCACCGCCAAGGTCCGATCGAACGGCGAAGCCTTCATGGACTTTGGAGTGCCGTTGATGTACTTGGGGACATGAGCGGTGACCTCGGGAGCAGCGATCAGGCTGGCGTCCTGAAGGTTCACGACCATGTCCCGAACGCCCGTGTAGTTGTCCCCACGCTTGAACGGGAAGTATATCTCCTGATCCACCTGAGCAGGCATGCAGTCGGCGACCGCCTCGTACTGACCAGCAGGCTCAAGGATCACGGTTCTGGGAGTGAGCAGTTCCGTGTCGGGGGAGGTCAAGATCATCTGAGCCTTGTTGGAGAACAGGATCAGACGGTCGCCCAGCGGGATGCCGTGACGGAACTTGGTGATCTGAGGATAGGCCGAATAGACATCGATGGGGCCGCTGTCCAAGACGGTGGTGACGGTCGTTCGGAAGAAGTTGAAGAAGTTGCCCGCTTCCGAGACCGACACCGATTCTCCTGAGAGAATCCCGAGACGGCCCTGAAACGTGAAGATGGAAGAGACTTCACCGTCAACGAAACTCGGGACCGGGTTGGAGTTGTCGTCCCCGACAGTGCGGTCGTCCCAGAAGACTTCGTTGGAGGCGATGCTCCCGTCGATCGGGGTAAAGATGAAGAACGGGTCTCCCGTGACTGGGTCGAACTTCCGAATCAGGGCATGGGGCATGGTCACCGGGTCCAGTTTGTACTGGAGACCCGGAGCGACTGTTTCAACCCAGACCCCTTCACCTGTCTCGGTCTGGATGTTGGACGAGAACCGGACATAGTAGTCGTCCTCGGGAACCTCGGGGAGACCGACGATCTTGGTGATCATCCCGTCTGGCGCAATGACCGGAAGGTCCTCGAAGGACTGGGTCTCACGGTCAACCACGCGGAGACCGTTTCCCCCAAGGCCGTCAGCGACCGAAGCACGGAAACTCTTCGTGGTGCCTGTCGTGTCGTCCAGAGTGATGTGAAGACCGTAGTCGGTTCTTGTGACCGAGAAGTCTTCAAACGCTGTTCCAGCAGAGAACTGGGATCTCAGCAACACAGCCAACTGGGCAGCGATCAGGCGGGTGTCGATGACGGAGTTGCCTGCGGGGAAATCCTCGTTATCAAGGTTCGTCTCAGCGTTCAAGTACCCATCATTATCGACCCCAGTTTCACTGGGAGTGAACGTCTTCTGAGAGATTTCGGTCGTCCCAAGGCTGTCCCCGTCTACGTCCAGAGCCTCCAGAGTGATTGTGTAGGTCGTTCCATAGTTGCCGGTCTTCACCCACACGAACGACTCGGGGTTTCGCGCGGCAACCGTATCGTTAGTCATCTGGACGGTGACGTTTCGATTGCAAACGAACGTGTAGTCCGCAATCGTGGTCAGAGACAGATCCCTTTCCAGATCATCTACACTGCCTCCCCCGAGGTAGGAATAACTACCCCCAGCGGGAAGGTTCACAGTAACCGAGGTGTTGTTGATCAGGTCCCATGCAGTGATGCCGTCATCCTTGAGAATGACCGCATAGGCTTCCTTGCCTTCTCCACGATCGATGATGTGGAGTTTCCCCTTGCCTTCGGCGTCTCCGTTTCCAGAGAAATCGGCCACAACCTCGGTCGGGTACCGCTTGGTCAGCGACTCTGTGGGACTGGCGTAGGCGTTGACGAGTTCCTCGCACTGGGTGAGGAACCTGACCTGAGGGGGCTGCTGAGAGACCCCGTTCAGCATGTTGGGGATGGCAATGTTGTACATTTACAGACCCGTCACATATGGATAGGCACGATCGACAACCCGATAGACCGCGTAGGAATCGAAGATCGAGTGGTCGGCGGTCTCCGACTCGAACCGCCTGAGTTCAGACAGGGCGTACTGCTCGTCCCGCAGGGTGAACGAGTGGTGCTTCTCGGAACCCACGGATCGATCCTGAAAGACCCTTGCCGAACGAATGGCAATGTATTGCCGAGCAGGCTGGGGAAGCGAGTTCCAGTCATAGGCGTAGACGGTCTTGGTCGTGATCGATGAAGTGAACGTATAGGTCTTGTTGTAGTTGTCGTACAGATACCTCTTGCCGCCCCGAATCTTGATGGTCGCCTGACGTTCGTCTACGGCAACCTTGGGGGTCACATAGGCATTGTCAACGTACATGACCTGATCGGGAATCGGGATCAAGCCCCCAGCATCGGGAGTCCAGACCTTGTCCTGTTCCGTGTTGAAGTACCACCCGTGGCTCTGAACAGCCAGAGAGGTCTCCTTGAGAGTGTTCTTGGCCATCGAGACATCGACGGAAGGGGTGTCAACATCGTTGACCGGCGAGGCTCCGATCGTTGCCAGACTCATGTTGATGGCATCGACCTCGCTCAGAGCCCACGGTGATGTGCCGTCGTGGATTGGCATGTCAGGCTCCTGAAAGATGTAAAAAAGGGGCCTGCCCCTGTTACGGGACAGACCCCTAGATTGGGATCACCTGCCTTGGTTACGGGGCAGTGGCGATAAGTCCGGCACACTCATGACGGAGCGAACCGTGACCCATGGCGTACTTGGCGACCATGAGGTGGCCCTGAAGACGGATCTCGTACTCCGACTCCATGGCGAGGTCGAGCAACTTGACCGTACCGAAAGCCTGCTTCTGGAAGGCGATAGCCTTGACTCGGGAGAAGTTACCGCCATACGAGTTCTGAGTGTTAGCGGCAGTGGGGGTGGTAACAGTCGTGCCGTACACAGACGGGGCAATATTGCTGCGGATCATACGGAAACCGGCAACCGAGGCGATCTGAGCATTCACAAAGGAGTTGCTCGGATCGGGATTGTAGTCCCGGTTGATCAGGTCCTTGCCATCGGCGCTGTTCACGATGGTATAGTACGTCTGGGGAGTGACAACAACGTACCGGTCCTCGGAGGGGACGTTCTTCTCGTCGAAGTTAGCAGCCATCTCGAACATCATGTCGATGAACGCGGCGGCTTGATTCTCGGTGGTCAGATCTGCACCGTTTGCTCCAAGCGCGTTGTTCTCAAGAACGGTCGAACTCGGAAGGTCGGTAACCGCACTGTTGACCGGGGCGGGGTCTGCCTGCGTAAAAGTTGCCGCAGTGTTGATTGCAACACCGATCAGGTGCTTGTCCATCTCGCGAGCAAGCGCACGACCGAGTTCGGACGAGTAGATCGACCGGACATCGTAGTGGTTCTTGGCCTCGTCCAACTTGTCGATGAACGTGGTGGCCGTGAGGAGATCGTCAATAGTGATGACCTTCTCGGCGTGCTTGATCGCGGAGATGTAGGACCCATCGCTCAGCAGGTCCTCACCGGGCGTGTGGTAACTCGCAGAGGCGATTCCGGTAAGCGGGAACTGAGCCGACTTTCCGTTGCTGATGGTACGGACCATGTGAAGCGGCTTCATCACGGTCGCGGTCTCGAACGCCTGAAGGACTTCGCCACTGAAGACCTTCAGGAACATCGCGTTGTCAGTCGCGTAGTTGACATTTGCTCCCGCGCCATTGATCTGGCCAGTCAGGGAGATTCCAGTAACAGCCATTGTATATCCTTAGTTAGTAAGACTTCTTTCGGCCCACCCGCTCCTTGCGGATGGGTCCCTTCTGCTTCTTGTCGTTCTCCAAGTCCGGGTCCGCAGACAGGGACGGGAAATC